GTGGGTCGAAGAATATCGGCCACGGGACATAGAGTCATGCGTACTCCCTAAGACTCTAAAAACCTCTTTGCAGTCTTTTGTTGACAAAGAGACATTACCCAATCTGATTTTATCAGGTGGTCCGGGCGTTGGTAAGACAACTGCTGCAAAGGCCATGCTGGAACAGATTGGTGCTACCTACATGTTTATCAACGGTTCTGAGGAGTCAGGTATTGACGTTCTCAGAACCAAGATAAAGAACTTTGCGTCCACTGTGTCGCTTGAAGGTGGTAAGAAATACCTCATTCTTGATGAGGCAGACTATCTAAATCCACAGTCCACACAACCAGCTCTTCGTGGTTTCATTGAAGAGTTTCACAAGAACTGTGGATTTATTCTGACATGTAATTACAAGAACCGTATTATTCCTGCTCTGCAATCGCGGTGCAGTGTAATTGACTTTGTAATTCCTAGTGCAGAGAAACCTAAACTTGCACAAAGTTTCTTCAACAGGGTTCTACAAATCCTTGATAAGAATGAAATCAAGTACAATGAAAAGGTTATTGTACAACTCATAAATACTCACTTTCCAGACTGGCGTAAAGTTCTGAATGAACTGCAACGGTATTCTGTGTCTGGTGAGATTGACGCTGGTATTTTGGTTAACCTTGGTGATAAGAAAACAAGGAGTTCACTAATGTTCGCAAATGGGTTGTTGATAGTCTGGATAATGATTCTGACAAGTTGTTTCGCGCTGTTTACGATAATCTATATGATTATGTTGAGCCTAGCAGCATCCCTCATGTGGTTGTGGCAATTGCTGAGTACCAGTATAAAGCAGCGTTTGTTGCTGATCTGGAAATAAACATGTTGGCTTGTTTGACTGAGATTATGGGAAGGGCAAAGTTTAAATGACTGATACGAAGATAATTCTTAATGATGTGGTGGAGAATCATGTTGCTGAATTAATTGACTCAGAAATGAAAAAGGTTCATTGGAGATACGATTATCGCTCTAGAAGTGGTCCTAAAACTCCACGCCGCGGACACGAAGGTTGGGAGCCACACCCTAGTAAACATTGGCATCGTCTTTGTGGAAAAACCGGATCACAAATAATTGCAAATGGTTTCGAGTTTGTGATGCCTATCTGGACCGCTGCGATGTACAAATATGAATTTAAAAAGAACTTTAATATTACAGGTTATGAACGCATCTATTTAAATGCCCACACACATGGTATTGAACCTGTATTGCATACAGATGATGGTGATATAACAATGATTTACTATCCACGAATGGATTGGAAAGCTGAGTGGGGCGGTGGTACTCTTGTCGATGGAGAACTTATTCCTTATGTTGGTAATAGTCTTGTTGTGTTTGATGCTCACCTACACCACATGGCCATGCCTGTTACCCGTGAATGTTATGAATTGAGAAGTGTGATTGTGTTTAAGTGTAATCGCGATGTATGAGTTAAAGGAATATCTCAAGGCTGTCAATCAGACTAAAGAACCTTTGATGGATGGTGATGATGAAGAATGGGAACGAAAGTATCCCCCGTTCATTGTCAACAAGTGCGTTGCACCATTTGCTGATACCATCATGTTGGTAAATGAGATTAATCAACTACCAAATGTTATGGATATAGTAATGCAAAGGCCAAGGCCGCTCTTGATGTATTGTCTGAGGATCAACTCGCCACCATAAAAAGAAGATTATATAAAGGTGGGAAAAATGGAAGAGATTAATTGGACACAGGAGATGATGCTAGAAGTTGGGTTGAAAGAACCTGATGACTTTCTTAAAGTTCGTGAGACACTATCACGAATTGGTGTTGCTTCCCGTAAAGAAAAGAAACTATATCAGTCATGTCATATTCTACACAAACAGGGTAGGTATTTCATCGTGCATTTCAAGGAACTATTTGCTCTTGACGGTAAGAACACAAATCTGACAACTAATGATATTTCTCGTAGGAATACGATTGCAAATTTGTTGAAGGATTGGGGTCTAATCAATGTTATTGGTGAATTTGGTGAGATGGCTCCTCTTAGTCAGATTAAGGTATTGTCATATTCTGAGAAGGGTGAGTGGACACTAGAAACCAAATATAACATTGGAAAGAAAAAAGAAGTCTAATGGAAAAGTTCAAGTCATTCATCACTGAGGCAAAAGAAGAACCATACAAGTTATTGATTCTGTCACATGATGACCCGTTTGATCCAAATGAAACTGGACCAATGGTTCGCAAGAAAGCATCTGAGTTGGGTATTGAAGTGTACCTTGCTGAGTTTTCTGGAATGTACATGGAAGATAAAGGCAAGGACCAATTGGTATACTCTTTCCCTGTGGATGATGATGGTAAGGTAGAACTGCCCGGTATGAAAGATGATGCTGAGTATGATAAACCATTTCGCATAAATCCTGAGAATACATTGGTGATGGCTAGAGGTATTGGTTCTACTGTTAAGACAGGTAATCTGTCTTGGCGAGTTGCTTGTCTCAATCTGGAGAGTCAGGGTTACACTCTTATCAATCCTGTTATATGCCATGACATTTGCAATGACAAATGGTACAACCAGATTGTGTTTCAGCAAAAGGATATTCGTACACCAAACACAGTCCTAGTTCGTCATTCAGAAGGTGCTGAGGATGCAGCAGAAAGATTGGGTAATAAGTTCCCAATGATTCTCAAGACCGCTGTTGGGTCACGGGGTGTTGGTGTTATCTGGATTGAAAGTCTAAAAGCACTTCATAGTGTTATTCAGTTGCTTCATAGGGAAGATGAATATGTTGATATTCTTCTGCAAGAATATATAAAGACAGATTATGATGTTCGTGTTATTATTGCAGCTGGTGAGATTCTAGGTGCAATTAAAAGACCTGTCGTTGGAGATGATTTCAGAAGTAACGTCTCCCAAGGATCAGAACCAGTATCTCATGAATTAACAGAACGTGAAGCACAGGAGTCTTTACGGGCAGCAGAATCAGTTCAAGGTCAGGTTGTTGGTGTTGATTTTATTCCCGCAAAGAATAGGGATAAAGAAAGTCCTTATTTTATCGAAGTTAATTCTACTCCTGGCTTGATGGGTATTGAAGCAGTACTTTCGAAGTCTGCTGCAAAACCGCTAATCAAAGGTAAGGATCGTAGCATCACTAAAGAAATTTTGAAGATGTATATGAATCGTGACAATTGGACCCTTGACAAATCTACTGAAACCTGATATAGTCTTTATATGAACTTTTACACAAACGTATTGCAATACGGTAACTCTATTCTTGTCCGTGAGGTCAGGAATGGAGAACGCACGACTCGTAGAGTTAAGTATGAACCTACGCTGTTCGATCTGGTCAATACCCGTGAAGAGACTGGCTACAAAACTCTGGATGGTCAGAGTGTAAAACCACATCATTTTGATTCGATCAAAGAAGCCAAACAGTGGGTGTCTGATCGTGAGAACCAAAAAGACATTATGTTTGGTAACACACAGTATCCCTATTGTTGGATTGCTGATGAATATCCTAATCAGGTCGATTGGGATTTGGACCAGATGCTCATGGTCACCATCGATATTGAGGTGGAGTGTGAGAACGGTTTCCCTAAACCAGAAGATGCAGCAGAACCTATGCTGTCTATCACTCTCAAGAATCACCAGACCAAACGCATTGTTGTGTGGGGTATCGGTGACTTTGTTACTGATCGTGATGATGTGACCTATGTGCAGTGTGAAAGTGAAGTGCATCTGTTGAAGGAGTTCCTATCGTTCTGGGAAAAACACACACCTGATATCGTGACTGGCTGGAACACTGAGTTCTTTGATATTCCTTATCTTGTCAATCGTATTCGTAACGTATTCGATGAAGAAGAGGTCAAACGTCTGTCTCCGTGGAAGAACGTGTTTGGTCGAGAAGTGTATAAAATGGGACGTAATCATCAGGCATATACTCTTGATGGTATTGCTGCCCTTGACTATCTAGACCTCTATCGTAAATTCACATATTCTAATCAGGAAAGATACACTCTTGACCACATTGCGTTTGTCGAACTAGGTGAACGCAAGGATGGTAATCCATACGAGACATTCCGTGAGTGGTATACAAAAGACTATCAGTCGTTCATTGAATACAATATTCAAGATGTGGAGATTGTTGATAATCTGGAAGACAAGTTGAAATTGATGGAGCTTACGCTGACTATGGCGTATGATGCAAAAGTCAACTTCACTGATGTTCTTGGTACTGTACGGTATTGGGACATTCTAATATACAACTATCTGCGCGAGAGGAACATTGTGATTCCTCAGAAGAAAGATCACAAGAAGGTAGAAAAGTTTGAAGGTGCCTATGTGAAAGACCCACAGGTGGGTATGCACAAGTGGGTTATGTCATTTGACTTGAACTCTCTGTATCCTCATCTTATCATGCAATACAACATTTCACCTGAGACGCTTGTTAACAAGGACGCTAAGCTTGTTGAGGGTATGGTAGATAAGATGTTGGATGGTGAAGTCAAGAACGACACAGAGTATTGCATGACTCCCAACGGTGCATTCTTTCGCAAAGACAAACGTGGGTTTCTACCAGAACTAATGGAAGGTATGTATAATGATCGTGTCAAATATAAAAGACGGATGCTTGACGCTCAACAAGAGTATGAAAACACTGGGGAGAAGTCTCTACTTAAAGACATTGCCCGATACAACAACATCCAAATGGCGAAGAAGATTTCTCTTAACAGCGCATATGGTGCTATTGGTAACAATTGGTTTCGTTATTTTGATTTGCTGGTTGCCACTGCAATTACTACATCTGGCCAATTGTCTATTCGTTGGATTGAGAAAAGTCTCAACATTTATCTTAACAAAATCTTGGAAACGAAGAACGTGGATTACGTTATTGCTTCGGACACAGACAGCGTATACATCACTTTTGACGGGTTGGTTAGTAAGGTGTTTAAAGAGGGAACAGACACTAACACTATTGTCAATTTCTTGGACAAGGTTGCAAAAGAGAAGTTGGAACCTTTTATTGATAAGTCTTATCAGGCTCTTGCTAAAGTAACCAACGCATACGAACAGAAGATGGAGATGGGACGCGAAGCCATTGCTGACAAGGGTGTGTGGACTGCAAAGAAACGCTACATTCTAAACCTGTATGACATGGAAGGTGTGCGATACAAAGAACCTAAACTGAAGATTATGGGTATCGAGGCAGTCAAATCATCCACTCCTGCACCATGTCGAGAGAAGTTGAAGGAAGCACTCAAGATTATTATGGACGGTGATGAGAGAATGCTAAATACCTTTATACAAGACTTTCGTGAGGAGTTCATGGCATTGCCACCAGAAGACATTGCATATCCAAGATCATGTAACGGTGTTAAGAAGTTTCGCGGAACAGACCGTCTCTTCAGGCTCGGGACACCCATCCATGTTAAAGGAGCTATTCTTCACAACTGGCTTGTGGAAAAGAACAAGTTGGAAAACAAGTATCCTCTGATACAAGAGGGAGAAAAGATTCGTTTCATCCATTTGAAGGAACCAAACATCTATCAAGCATCTGCATTTTCTTTCATTACAAAATTGCCAAGGGAACTTGACATTATGGACAAAATCGATTATGATACACAATTCACTAAGGCTTTCGTTGAACCACTTCGATTTATCGCAGAGAAGATGAACTGGTTGATTGATGACAGTTATGGAACACAGGGAACATTAGAGGACTTTTTTGGATGATATTGAATAGAGAAGATGCGTTGTATGCAGCCAATGTGTTCGTAGATTACTTTGCTAGTTTTGGTAGGATTGATGATTATCTTCGCAAGGTCAAACTTGAGAGAATGTCAAACTATCCAACATCATTGCCGGGCATGGGCCCGCAAGACGATATGTTCAGCGACTTTACCATGCATCCAAACGATATGGAGTTTGAGTGCCGTGAGGTATCAAATGAGATATTCGTGAACTATCTGGAGATTGTCACCTCACATGCTGTTGAGGTATCTGTGCCGGGTAAGTCTATAAAGTGGGTTGTGTATGAGAAGAACACTGGCCAGATTGCTGGTTTTATTCGTCTTGGTTCGCCTACCATCAACTCAAAGCCTCGCAATATGTTTCTAGGTAAACCTCTAGATACAATGAGTAAAGAAGTTATGAAACGCTTCAATGACTCTACAATCATGGGTTTCATTATCGTACCAACACAACCATTCGGATTCAACTATCTTGGTGGCAAGTTATTGGCTGCAATCTGTTGTTCACACTTGACAAAGGACACGCTTGATAAGAAGTATGGAGGACCGTTCGTAATGTTTGAGACGACATCGCTTTATGGCTCAACTAAGAGTAGTTCGCAGTATGATGGAATGAAACCATTTCTACGTCATAAAGGTGAAACTGTATCTGACTTTGCTCCACTTATCAATGATGACAATTATCATCGTTTGAAAGATTGGTTTGAGTCCAAGAACGGTGAACCATTGATTGCTCCAGAATCTTCGAGTCGCAAGTTGAAGACACAGACAAAGATGATAAGTATTATTAAGGCATCTCTCAAGGGTGTAGACGATGATGCTTATGCTAAGTTTGTACAAACCTACCTTGATGCAAAAGGATTGACTGAACAGAAACGTGCGTATATGTCTGACTATGGTTTTGATAATGTAAAAGAATACATGAACATGGAAACTGATGAACTACGCAAGAAGGATAGCTATGACCGTTACAGTTTTGATGGCGTTGTAGATTGGTGGAGAAAGAAAGCCTCTAATCGTTTTGAAAACCTCAAGGCTGACGGAAGACTAAGAACTGAACTTGAAACGTGGAACATGAGTGATGACATTGACATCATCCGTTGAACATAAAAAGTATATAAAGATTTCTAGTGGCAATTATCGTGTCTGGGCTGAATGGATTCTTGATTATGAACAATACAAATATCCAGAAGATTTGGATATGGTTTCTAAATTGATTGTTGATAATTTAGAAATGAAATTTTGTCCACCACGATATAGGGATGAGAATATGGGTAATCCTTTATTTGGCCATTGTTATCATGCAACACAGGCATTGTATTACTTCTTTAAGGATGCAAATTTGAAAGCTTTCGCTGCGCCTTGTAAAATTGCACAACAACATTGGTGGATACAGGATGGTGATAATATCATAGATATCACTGCGGGTCAGTATGAGGCATTTGGCGTTGATCCACCATATGATAAAGGAAAAGAAACAAAATGGTACGGATGGAAAAACAGGCCGCACAGGAAGTCACAAAACTTGATGAAGCTTGTACAACCATCTGCAAATTTATATTTTAAACAATATGAAGAAAAACCAAAAAAAGTTTATTAAGTAACTTGACAATTTAATATTGGCGTGTTATTGTTAATAATAATAAGCGGGGTAGTTTAAAGAAAACAACTTGCCCAACAAGAAGATGTCGATGTCAAGTTCGGCCCCCGCTCCA